TCAGCATCCACCCTATTGATTCCACCAGACGAATGGAGCGTGACCAGGCCTTGCTTGCTCTGTGCGTCTGCACGGAGTGTATTCCATCCATATGTGCCATGAGTTGTATGGCTGGCTGTCGCCTCGTCCCACACCGCTGCGGCTGTCTGCGCTGCCGTCAAGCCACCAGAGGACAGCGTGACCGTCAAGACCGCGCCGTTAGTACCAGACGCACCACGCACCACGATAGTCACATCAGATGCGCCAGCAGCAAATGCAGCGTTAGGCACATCAAGCCTGTACAGACCCGGAGTAAATGCACTTGATATCTCTGCAAAGCCACCAGATGCCCACGTGCCCGTTGCTGTCTGCGTTACCAGCGCGATAGGCATAGGTGCTTCTCGGTTGCGGACGTAGTATGCCGCTAGGCCGGAGGTGGCAAAGGTTAGCCCTGTAACACCTAGGTAGAGTTCGATGCTTTGTGATGTTGAGCCGGGAGCGATTGTGATGGTGGAGGCGTTGCGCTCGGTTGGAGCATATGAGCCAGAACTGATACTGCGGTATGTGATTGCTCCTGCATCAGGAGATGCACCAGACCAGTTGACACCGTACAAGTCAGATGAAGGCGCACCGGATGCTGTACCAAATGCAGTATTTTGACTACCAGAAACACTACCGAACATCACAGCGTTTGTTAGATTATGTAGTAGGCTATACCCTGCCTCAACACCTGTAATACCTACCGCTGTACTGTTTGCGCCTGCGTTGTATGTTCCAGAGTTGTTTACGTTAGCAGTGTTACCTATAAATCGATTGTAGTTTTCGGTTAGCGTCCCAGCGTTTGTAAATACTGTCGTGCATTGATTAAAAAGGCAGTTGTACGCATTTACGACTGTTCCTGCATAGATTCTGACCGCAGTAGTAGTTGAGAAAAAACTACAGTTATACAATGACACTGTTACTTGAAAGAACGCTATTGCCTCAGAGCTTGAACTTATATAGACAGAGTTTTTCACGCTAGACGCATCACCAGTGGCTGTGCCTCCGCGTAAAATTGTAAACTTCAATCCATAAAAAATGCAGTTATCTATGGTTGCATTAGAGGTTACACCAGCAGTTGTAGTACCGATTGCTAGGTCTACATTTCCACCTGCGGAGGGTTTAGTATTATTGACAAAAACGCATGATGTAATCTTTGTAAAACGCGCATCAATAACTATCGGTGCTGAAACAGCATTATCTGACGCCATTTCAAAATATATGTTTTTGAAATGAAGATAGTTTTTACTTGTTGCAGATAACAAAGTTGTAATATTACGAGCCGCTGTACCCGCTGATGTAAATTGACTATGCTTTACATAGCCAGCACTAACACCGCTAAACTGTGCCGCTGTAGGGTCACCGATGATTTGTGTCTCTGCGGTGTATGTTCCACCAACTGTAACCGCTTCATTGTAATGACCGGGAGCGATGTAGACGGTATCACCAGAGCCTATACCAGTGGCTCCCAATGCCTTTTGTATCGTGCGCCACGCAAGCCCAGTAGTAGAGCCAAGACCAGTATTAGCATCGCTACCGTCTGTCCTAACATAGTAAGTTGCCATTACTCAGCCGTTCCTGTGTAGATTTCTTGAGCCATTACAACGATGAACTGATTCACGATGGACAGTCTAAAGTTTTCATCCTGCTGTACCCACCACGCAAACATATCGATTCCATCTACGCCAAAGTCAGCAACCTTTATAAACTCATCGTTCATGATGTCTGCTTTGATGTTGTAGTCTGCTGGGTTGGTTACGAGTGGTGTAACAACTACATTGTTCAGGTTCATTTACCCACCTTCAAAGCGTTCATGTCAGTGCCCTTGAACGGCATCGTGAGGAAAGCCAGCACACTAGACACCGCAGCGGAGACACCAGCCGCTACCGCCTTGCTCCCGTAGAGTGCAAGCACTGCGCCCAGCTCGCTCAGGTCGTGTGCTTCGGATGTGCGGATACCATCACCGAATACGCTGGTAAAAGCAGCTGTAAAAGCCACGATCACAACGACCACGAGTCTTTTAATTGAAATAGAGTTCATCTTTGTATGATCGCCTCCAAAGCGCTGACCTTGTTCTCGAGTTTACCGAGCCGTTGCTCGATGCGGCGCACTTCCTGCTGTTGTCCATCAAGTGTGTTGATGATGTGTGCCACCTGAGTCTCCAGGCGCGTCAGCCTGACCTGTAGTGCAACCCATGCGGCACCAATGCTCACGGTCGTGATAAAAGCTTGGATACCAATCTGCACCCACATCTCTGGACTCATAGACTCACTCCACCAATAACTGTACTCATATCATGGTGCGATGGAGTCGAAGCGTACCACCACGCAGTGGATATACGTGCGGTTTGCGTGCGGTTACGTGCGGTTTGCGTGCGCTACCCGTTTGTCCTGGCGCGGAGTGCGATGGTTTGACTGACTGCGTTCGTGTGACCGAAGTCACTGCCGATGCACTCATAGTATGGCGCCAGGTTTTGAGGATTCCCGCTGGTGTATATCCTGTCATCTGCTCGCACTTCGACGTCAGGCGAACACGTGAGCGTCCATGTACCAGACTGTTCGATCATGCCACCGACCACACCTTCGGTATCGCCTGTGTTACTGATGGTGCCACGAATCTCAGCGACCTGTATCCAGTGCTGTGACACGCCACCGATGCCATCCGACTGATTGACGGTCCGCCAGATCGCGACACGGTCCGCATAGGAATACGCCTGGATCGCGTTCTTGAGCGCGTTGCTGTAAGCTGCCGGGATCATACGAACACCATCGGTGAGAAGCGCTTAGCCTGGTCGAGACAGTGCTCACGAAGCACGGCCATCTTCGCGTCGACCTGACCATCCTTGACGTCAATAAGGTGCGTGATACTCGATGCTTTGCGTATCCAGCCCTGTCGCGCAGCTGTGCGGATGTCATAGCGCTCGACGTTTGCGGGACCGATGTCCTGCCATAAAAGGTCACCACTGCCATCATTGACGGAATAGCCAAGTGTCCTGGTCCACTGCGGGAACTGTGGCTCAGTGGCGCTCGATGTCCCTGCGATGACGCACTGGTAGAGTCGACCATTTGCCACGGTCGGAATGACGATGTCCCCAACGACGAAGGCTGTGGACGCAGTCCATGGAGTCCAGCGAGCGTGGTCGTCCACGAGCTGCTGTAGTGCAGTCGAATCGAGGAAAGGATACTGGTCGGATGCTGTCATCCATGCGAGTCGGTCGAGTGCTTGAGTTCTTGTGAGTGGCATGGTTTACACATCCTAAAAAGAAAAAGAGGAACGGGTATGCATCCCCGCTCCCCTTGACTGCGAAGGTGCTACAGACTAGCTAGCAGCACACTGAAGGACGATGAGCGAACCTGGAACCTGGTCGCCAGCGGTCGCGGTTACGTTGCCAACGTCAAACGCATTGAAGGCGTAGCGCTCGGTTGCCTTGAACGTGAGCGCATCCTCAATGAATTTGACCTGATCACTGACCTCGACCGATACGCCACGACGATCGCCGAAGGCGACACCCTTGGACAGGTCACCTAGGACAACCATGTCACGGTTTGCAGATGGTGCCGACGGCATGTTCTGCACGAAACTGATCGGGATACCGAACAGTGTTGGCTCAGGACCGTAAGCGTTCTGGATGTCCATGATCGAGTTCCCAGAGAGTGCAATCAGTTTGTCTGCGACACCGTTGTAGAACACGTTCTTATGCATGTACCATCGTGGCTGCGTTGCATATGGTTGAAGCTTTGCGACCATGCCCTGGAAGTTCGCAAGGGTAAAGCTCGAGAGTGCAGCAGCTGTGCCGACTGGTCCAACGACCATCGATGCGATGCTCGTAAAGGTTCCAGACAGTGCCTTGATCTTTGGCATGATTCCAGTGATGGAACCATACGTCGATGTGCCATCACCTTGGAACGCAGCTGCATCCTCAGCCAAAGCCAATCCGTACGCGAAGTCCTGCGCCAATGTGGCGCCGAAGTCAATGACGGTGTCTTCGTTCAGTTCCTTGGAGACAATGGTCAAGATCGCGAGTTTCTTCGCGGTCAGTGCGACCTGTGTGAAGGTGATGTCCGACGCAGTGATGGCGGTCGCTTCACCAGGATAATAAGTCGTGGTGCTGGTCGATGCATTCGGGACATTGAGGATGTCAGATGTCATCGGATAGATGCGGCTGTAACGACGTGCGATTCCGTACTCGTTGCGAAGCCAGATCAGGCTGCTCGAAACGATCTCAGGTACGGTGAATCCACCAGCGCCGTTGTCACCTTCGGTCTGCGACTTGACGCCATGCTCGTTGCACCATTGTGCTGCCTTAGCATTTCCGAGGACAGTACCACGCACCCACTGGCCGAATGCGTATGCTTTGTAATCAGCCTCAGCCTTTGGCCCAGGGAATGGATTCCGGACAACACTGCCGGACTTCCATGGCTCAGACTTTGGCGCAGCTTCAGCTGCTACAGGAGCAGGCACGGAGCCGAACTCCTTGAGCATGTCGATACGCTCAGAGAGAGACTTTGCGGACTGGTGAAGGCGATTGGCTTCGGCCATGTCGCCGCCGTTGATGAGGACTTCTTTAGCGGCAGCGATTGTAGACTGGCGCTGGCCCTCGAGTTGTTCGATTGTCATTGACTTAACTCCAAGATCATGAGCTCACGGAGGAGTACGGACTTCGCATCCTCGATGTCGCTCGAGTATTCGACGATGGTGACATCTTCGCTCGATACTTCGTCTCGAAGTTCGTTCCAGATGGTTTTTGCGAATCTTGTCGACTCGCTACGTGAGAGACGAACTGCATCCCGCAGACGTCGCTCCACTTCTCGGATGGATGTTGGACGCTCGAGCATAGCCTTAAGGCTTTGTGCTTCCGCTGCCGGATCCTTTACTTTGCTGTTCAGTTCCTTGGCACGAACTGCGAATGCATCGATGATCGCATCCACATGTTCACTGCCGAGTCCACTGTCATATGCAGCTGTAACACCTGCACAGAGACGCTCATAGAGCGCCTCGAGTCCTTCATGGACCATTTCCTTGTCAAGGTCGCCATAGACATTCTGGACGAACGTTGCAACGTCTTCGCCAGGCGCGACTGGAATCATCATCTCTTGTTCTTCCATAGCATAACCTTCCATGTCGCCATACATGTCTTTTAGACTTTTGACCATGTTCATCGGTTCGGCAGGCGTCGGTGTGAGCGAAGCCTCACCGATTGGCCAGCGTGTGATTTCGTATCTGCCATCAGACATCTTCTTGCGCTCGACCATGTGACCCGTGGCGCCGCTTGAATATCCAAGCTTGCCAGACTTCGCGAGTTCCTGGATCATCTTCTGATACTGGTCAGCCATCTCCACCTGCGATTCGTACCAAAGACCTTTATCGTCCATGGTGATGTAGCCGGTTCCGATGCGTGACTTCCCGACCTGCTTGTCCTGGCCGTGATGATAGTACAGGTTCATTGGTACGCGCTCGCCAGACTTCATCGGACGACCGAAGTCAGTCGACGCAGTAAAGTAATCGCCCTCGAGGTCGGCGCCGCCGAAGCGCACCAGGTAACCACGCACACGACCGTTGTCATCTGCTTTGATTGCATCACCGAAGGATACCAAAGTCTGCATCATAACTCCTTGACCGGCACAACCACGGCCTGTGGTCCCCACTCATTATTCGGCACCACTTTGCCAAATGCACTGAGAGGTGTGCCTGTCTCCCACAAACGATACCGCGAAGGCCCAAGGACCTGCCGACGCTCCGCTTCACTCAACATTCGGAACTGCTCTTCCTTGTCCGGCATCTCTTCCGGTTCATCGAAACTGCCTGGCGGCAGTCCTGCGAGTTCAGCGTATGTCGGTGTGATTGGAATCACCGTACACCTACAGTTTGGATGCGAAGGTACAACATCTGCAACAGGATTCGGATCTCCATGGAGGCTCCAACAAACCGGACAGACATTCACGTCCCCCGCTGAGATGCGGCGCCAGCCACGCACGATGCTCAGATTCGCCTCGAAAGTCTGTCGCTGTGCTTCTCTGTTGGCACGAATCATCTCTGTCCGTGCGATGGTAGCAGCTCGTGAAGGCGCGAGAGTTTCGTACGTCCTTGCCATGCGTCGTGCGACCTGTAGCGGATTGAGACCTTGCGCGATGCCGATGGTGACATGGTCCAAAGCAAATGGACCGATGGCATCGAACAGCAGACCTAGCGGTGAGCCGTCAGCGGCGAAGCCGACGACGTTCGTTATCGCTTCGACGGGGAGCCGGTTCCACATCAGATCAGCCGTGAGTGACACCGACGAAGGAACACCCGCCACTGCTCGCACCAGATCTTGCTGTATGTCCAGCGACAGCTGTATGGCGCGACGTTGTCCGCCTGTTGCGATGTCGGTCGCCTGTGGCGCCCATCGTGCGACTTCATCGGCCATCTGCACATTGAGCGCCTCGAGGCGGAGCATGTACTCGCTGAGGCCACTGATGTCCTCACCAGCTGCTTGTGCCTCCTCGATGGCGGCTGTCACCGCTTCGAGGCGCTGAAGGTTGTCAGCCTGTAGGACGCCATACGTCCTGCTCATCTCGGAGAGAGCGGCGTTCTCACGGTATCGAAGTTTATTCCGATACGACTCATTGACTTGATAGATATCAGGCATCGGTGTCAGTCAGCTCGTATCCGTAATATGGATGATAGGACTTGCCGTTCTCCTTCGGCGCCATGCGCTTGAGAATCTCTTTGCGCGCAGCTGTGGACCAGCGATAGCCAGCATCGCCACCCCATGCCGCCCATGCCACACGACCAGCGGAAGGATAACCATCCTCACCTGGTCGGAAACCTTCCGCTTGTTTGTCTACTTCGTGACGTCTGAAAAAGGAGTACATGCGAAGGACAGTCGACTCACTGAGCTTCTCGCCCGAGACGATTTGATTCGCCCTGGCCCATGCGACAGCGGTTCCGCCATCACGACCAGCATCACGCCACTCGATGGCGCGCTGTGCTTCCTCCTTCATCTCTTTGGAGGGAAAGAACTTCAGTCCTGGCTCAGATGCATCATCGAATGCCTTCGTCTCTTCCTGGCGCACCGTGACAGGCAACAGCCCGAGGTGCTGAATGCTGTTCAGTCCAACAGCCTGGAGTGCAGCCTCTGGCTCGAAGCCAGCACGAATCAAAGCACCGGCAGCGCCGACCAGCTTCGCCGTCTCATCAGCAGTTCGAGCAGTCGACACTGGCGCGGCATTCGGCACCATGAGTTCCTGTGCACCGATCTGGACAGGGACAGCTGTCGGATGGTAATAACCTTCGTCGTCGTCCGAAGGCGTCACACCAGCGACACGCTTTGCTGTTGCGAGGTCCACGATTCCACTCTTGTAGAGTCGCTCCGCTCTCTCTGCGTCTTCATTGAGATCCGCTTGAAGCGCTGGAACATTCGACACATCGAACTCGAGGTAGTCGCCTGGCTGTGTCTCGATGTAGTCTGGAAGCAGTGCGATGGTGAGCGCTTCGGACATCTGACGCATCAGCGGAATCATTCCATCAGTCCACGCTGATCTAGTCGCCTGCTCGAGGTTGCTGTAGGTTGCGCGCTCGAGGCCACTGCCGAGCTGAAGGACCAGCGGATTGAGTCCGAGAGCTGCACACACGCGCTCTTCCGGTTTGCGCCGAATCTCATCGAACGCCATCTCGGATGGTTTGTGGCTGACCTGCTCGACCTTGAATGGTCCAGTCATCACCAACACGCTGCCGGCA